TTTTTTATTTTTTAATAAAAATTCTATTTTTCCACCCACACTAATCATTCTAATTTTTAAAACTAATAAAACAAATTCCAAAATACTAATTTTATTTAAAATTAATTCATCTTCCAAACATTTTGATATAATTTTTTTTAAATAATTAAAATATAAAAATAAAGATTCAATTTGACTATCATAATTTATACCAGCTTTAGCTAATAAAATTTGTTCTTGTGTGTTTAGTTCTCTAAAATGAACTTTTTGTTTACTGAAAGGTAAATCTATTGTGTAGTTGTATAATACCATCATTTAAATTTATGGTAAAGACATTAAAGTTCCAGTTTCTTCATCTAAAATACCATATCTATCATACACAAATTTAACTTCAGAATATTTTAATCCTTCTTCTGTATATGAATAAGTTTCGCCGCCAATAGATACAGGAGCCAAATTATAAAATCGATATACTTTTCTTATACCCATTTTTCTATAAGAACCTGTCTTTGCATACATAACCACATCAGCAAAATTAGCTTTTACATAGTTTTCGGAGTTAGTTGATCGCGCCACTAAACCATTATAACCAACCGTAATTAACCAAGGACGAATAATTAAATCTAGAAAAGAAGCATTTGTTTCTAAAAAGGTAACGTTTAAACTAGGATATTTATCTCGATTGTTTAATGTCGCAGGTGCTTGAAATCCACCATACGTTAATCCTTCATTTCCACCATTTATAGTTTCACTAGGAAGAGTAACTTGTCTAGCAAACACACAACCCGTCATTATATTTGTGGTATATTGGTACTTTCCATCTAATAGTGTTTTAGTAACGTTTTCGTTTAAAGACCATGCCGTTCCACTTTCTCGATTTGTAAGTCTTTGTTGAAAATTATTTCTAAGTGCATTTACTGAACTAAAATCAAAATAAATCAACCACTGACTAGCTAAAGCTATTCCAGTAGGCCAACTTCCTAAAAGATCTAAATAATAAGAATATGGACTACGGTTATTAGCCGCTATTGCTGGTAGTACTGCCATAATACTATTTATGGCGGATTATAATATTATCGAGATAATCTCCAATATTGATAAGCCAACGTTGCTTGTTGTTCGAGGATTTCTCCAGCACTTGTTAAGTTTACTGTTAAATCTCCTACAGCTTGGCAATAAGCACCGAATAAGGTGTAAGTGCGAAGAGGGTTTCCTTGTTTATCAATTAATGTTAATATAACTTGATTTGAAGCATCTTTACTTGGAATGTCATACGCACCCGTACTATCTTCATCATTGAACACTTGTTGTGTCCATTCTTCAAATTTTCTTCTAATTGATAAACTTTGAGGAACTCTAAACGTTACCTGCCAACCACTACTGTTTGGGTAGTTAGCTGTTCCAGGAACGTTAAATACCAATCCCATAAATGGGACCTGAACGTTTGTTATTGCGCGTCCTGGCAATGTTGTACTGGTTACATAAACCAATTCGTCTGTTGTGAATCTAACTCCTCCGAGAGATACGACTCTGAATAAATTCTGACGCGCAAAATCATTAGCAATTGCACTATCGTAGAAGTTTTCAATTCCTTGTTGTTCGAGTAATCCTGCCATATATTATATTTATCTCCTTATTCTATATTTTTGATTAACCATTAAGTTCAGCGAAATCAATTCCTGTTCTTGTGGCGATGAAGTCTGCTAATACAAATTCAGCAGTTCTTACTGGTTTAATGTAAATCGAAATTTTTAATTCGTTATTGTCGATTACATCTGCTGTATTGTTTCTTTCATCACAAATTAATTGATAATCATAAAGACCATCGTTTAATTTTGCTTTGTCAAATGTAGGAATCAATGCACCCTTTAATCTGTTGCGTGTAGCAAAAGTATTTGGTTCAAACACAAAGTATTTAAGCAATGCTTGTGTTTCTTTTTCAAGTGTAAGGAACAATCTACGAACGTTAACTCTGTCAAATGCAGATGGTTTACGATACATTGTTTTTTGTCCATAAATGACATATCCGTCATTTGAGAAAAATGCAATAGGATTGACATTCATTTTATACAATAGATCTCTTTGTTTCTGTGTTGGATTAACACCGATATCTGTTACATTATTTAATGTACCTCTATTAAAACCAGCAGGTGCAGACCAAGGGAATGCTGCCTGTGATGTTTCAGCAAAAACAGCAGCAATATATCCAGAGTTTGGAACCCAAACTTGTTTATTTGTTACTATATCATTTGTTTTAAGCCAGTTTCCATAAGCAGCTACATAACTACTTTGTACAGAACTAAAAATATTTTTTAGAGGCCAATAAATGTCTGTTGAGAATATGTAATTTTGTTTTTCGCTTGTTTTTGAGTTTTCACCTTGAACAAATATATATCTTAAAGGATCAGCAATAAACACATGATCTTTTTTGGTTTTATCTGCTAAAACTACGAACTGATTAACAACATCAATATAAGACTGATATAAAGTACCAGTTGGTGCTGAACCATTAGTAGATTTAATGGTACTAATGTTTACATTATATGTCTCATCAAATATTGTTCTAGTATCTTCAATAGTAGGATCTAATGAGCGCATTCTAGCACCAGCCCATATGGTTGATAAACCACATTCAGCTACAACATCGATGTTCATCTCATCATCATTTTCGATTTTTCTTAAAATGCGTTGTAATTTAAGAGGAACGTTTCCTACTTCTTTAGCTGAAAAATCTGTATCAGATGTATAAACACCTATTGAATAAAGATTTTTAGCAGCACCAGAAACTCTAATTGATTTAGTAGGATTACCATCATCAGAAATCCAAGATCCTCTTGTGGAAATATATGGATTTGTGAAAACTTTCAAATTATTTGAAGAGTTATTGATTACAGTATCAATATAAAAGCTATCTGGTGTTCCGCCACCAGGATTATTCTGAGTTCTCTTTGAATAAAGAGATCCAGCAAATCCTTCGGCAACACTATAATCTAAAGTTACAGTATCTTGACCATATTGATTCGAATTAATTTTGAATAAAGTAATTAATAAACTATCATTAAACGATCTTGTTCCAAAATCATATCCAATTGGATAATTTTCAATTGTTTGTGAAATACTGGTTCCTCCAAATGAAGAGTATGATTGTGTCAAGCTAAAATTTAATCTTGTTTGTGGAATAGAAATATAAGATTGTGTTTGATTGTTATTAATTGTATTAACAGATTTAACACCAGTTACAGCCGTATAATCGGTTGCAGGATTTACTTCTGAATTATCAGCAATACTGATATAATATCCTTCATATAAATTATTGACTGTTGTTTTGGAATTATTTAGAATAATTAAACCAGCTTTACCAATTTCATCGAATCCATTAATTGTTGGACTATATGAAGAAAACCAACGAATATCATTTTGTACAAGTTTTTCATATTGCTCTTCTGTGAGAAGCATTGAAATCGGTTCTTCTAAAACATAACTTAAACTTGTTTCATAGTTATTTGTAACCTGTCCAATTAATGAAATAGTTGCATTAGCAACTGCGGCGATAGATGGAGTTCCGCCTATTATTTGAACGGATGGTGCTGTAACATACCCATATCCAGGATTAGTAATTTCAATTGCTGCCACACCCGAAAGACCACTAAAAAGACCCATCACTGCTCTTGCTGTAGCTTTTATTGGTGGGTTTGTTCCATTTGGTCCACCACCAACAATTTCAATACTTGGAATTGTTGTAAACCCACTTCCATTTGTTTGAACTGTAATAGTAGTTACCCCAAATATATTACTACCCACACCTTGGTTTCTGATAGGAAATACCAAAGCACTATATTGATTGGAGTACCCTTCACCACCACCAGATCCATAAGGCATTCTGGAAACTAAAAGGTTAGCAGGTGAATTTAATAAAATTTGTTTTGCAGAATGATAAAGATATCTTTCTGCTGCATTTTTTGGACTTCCATAAACTTGTTCAAATTCAGAAAGACTTCCAATACTAACAAAATCTTCAGTTGGGCCTTGATCAGCAAATCCAGTAATGAATACGTCTGTTAAACCGATTGGTCTGGAAATAATACTGAGATCAATTTCATTTATTTGTACACCAGGTGATGCTATTGTTCTTGTTGCCATATTTTATAATACTATTTATCTTTATTTTTACCAATTTTTATTAATTTGTTTTAGTGTTGTCTTTGAATAAGTAATATTATGAATAAGTTTGATTTACTTGTATCAACAATACTTACAGAATCCAACTGTACAAAGGTAACAGGAAAAACGTCTTCTACTTCAAAAGGTAAAAAATGGATGAAATGTGTTAAAAATCCTAAAGGTGGATATAAAAGAATACATTGGGGCCAAAAAGGAGTTCGCGTAACAGGTAAATCAGGAAACACAAAACGCAAAAAATCATTTCGTGCTAGACATAAATGTTCTAGTGCTAAACCTGGAACACCAAGATATCAAGCTTGTAAAGATTGGTAATTAAAATTATGAACACTAGATTTGAAAAAATATTTTTAGAAACTGTAGCTACTTTAGACCAAGAAACTTTAAAAAAGAAGTTTGAACCATTAGGTAGAATGCTTGGTCAAAGAGAAAAAGAAGGATTACAAGCAGCATTAGAACCTCTTACATCGGCAACTGAAGATGAAAACGTTTCAGAAGAAGAATCTGATGATCTGATAAAACAATTAGAAAATTTAAACTTTGACCAAATGGATAATGCAAGAAAAGAAAAACTTATAAAAGTTTTAATGTCAAAAAATCTCCCGCCAAAAACAACAAACAATCAAACAGAAGTTAAAAAAGATACTAAACCAGATTCATTAACTTACAGTGCTCCGTTTTAATTAATTTTTAAAAAATCATGACTAAAAAGAAAACTCGTCGTAAAGAGTCTTCGTTGGAAAAAAACATGGAAACTTCCAAGGATACGTCTCCTTATGTTTATCAAAGAGACAAGGTTGCATTTGATTTCTTTATCAAAGAACTTCCTTGGACTAAAAAACAAAAAGAATTAATTGAAATTCTTTTAGATAAAAATACTAGATGTGTGTTTGTAGAAGGACCAGCAGGTGTATCAAAAACAATTACTGCTGTTTATGCCGCACTTCATCTTTTAAGAAATAAAAAAATATCTGACATAATCTTTGTAAGAAGCGCAGTAGAAAGCGCAGATAGTAAAATCGGATATTTACCAGGAACTATTGATGAGAAGTTTGAAGCATACATGGTACCTTTCATGGAAAAACTCGAAGAACTTTTAGATAAAGCATCAATCAACAGATTAAGAAATGATGAAAGATTTAATGCGACACCAGTAAATTATATTCGAGGTTTGCACTGGGCTACTAAATGTATTATTGTAGATGAATGTCAAAATATTAGTTTTCGTGAACTTATTACGACAATTACCAGAATGGGAGAATTTTCCAAAATAATCTTTTGTGGTGACCCCATGCAATCAGATTTACCAGAAAATAAAGCAGGTGGTTTTTCAAAAATTTGTGATCTTTTTACTTGTGAAGAATCTAAAAAATTCGGTATTCATAGGTTTCAATTTACAAAAGAAGATATTGTAAGATCTGAATTTGTTAAATTTGTTGTTGAAAAATTAGAAAACGAAAAGAACACTTGGAAACCTTCGAATACTAAGTAAATATAACATGAACAACAACACCCATTATATGACGGTTGAAAACAGACCAATTGCTTGTCATTTTTGTGGCGCATCAATTCATGGTAAAATCACCGAAAAAACAAACCCACAAGACAAACAAGTAGTAAAAGAATGTAAATGGGTTTGTGCTAGATGTGGCAATTTATCGAAGGTTGGTGTAGTCAAGTAAATGAATTTGGAAAAAATTATAGAAGAAGTCTATGATAGGGGTCCTGCACAGTATCCAGCATACAATGCACCACCAAGAAAAGACTTTGCTCCTATACCAACTAAAGACGGCTATAATTATCAAAACCAAAGAAACTTTCCAACTGATAATTTAACAACACCACCACCAGACGCATCAGTTGCTTTCCCTTGGCCATTACAAACGATTGTGGATGATCTCTCAGACAGTTTTGTTTATTTAATGACGGGTATGTCTAAAATTGCACAATGCATTAAAAATAACCCAACATTAACACCAGAACAAAAAAGTGATTTAATTCAGCTATATGGAAAATCAAAAAAAGCCATTTCTTTGATTAAAGATGTGGGGTTAAAAATAGGTGAAATAACTAATATGGCAGAGCAACAACCATCACAGAATCCAGTTTTTGTTCCAAAAGATATACCAATAAACTCTTCTCCAATTCAAGGAAACACAATCCAAATTCAATTACCTTGATTTTTAAGTTGACAAACTGTTTATAATTTGTTAACTTAGTATAAATGAAAAAAGCTTTATTTTCAACAGCACTTGTATTTTCTATTTCTTCTTTGGGTGCATTTGGTTTTTATTTATTTGGTGTTAGTTTTTGGGGATCTTTTTTGTTAATGTTTGTTTTTCAATATGTTACCTTTTCTTTTTTAGCCAATATTATTAACAACTATTTTGTTGAGAAAACTAAACAAAAACAATTAGAAAAATTAGAACCATTGTCCACAATATTAGAATGTGCATATTGTAATTCTAAAAATATCATGACGTTTTTACCAGATGAAAACGAAAAAGTAGAATTTGATTGCGCTTCTTGTAAAAAGAAAAATTCTGTTAATATTCAATTTGTTGTTGCAAGAGTAACAGAACCATTAAACATTCCGAGTGTAACAGGAGTTCCTTTAGTTGATGATAAAAAAGTTTCTTAAATATATGAAAAAAAATAAACAAAAAAAGTTTGAAGTAGTACATCAAGAAGCTTCTACTTGGGCCAAATGGATGTCTTTATACGAAGCAGTAAACATTATAGCTGATAAAGCCCAAGAAAAAAATATCCCATTTTCCAAGATTGAAATTAAACCACTAGAAGTTTACAAATATATGGAAGCAACGGAAAATATTTTTTTAAGAAAAATTCTAAGGGATGAATATCAAATAGATGTTTGTTATGATGATTTTTCAGAAAAGAACTTCAATTACGAAAAATATTAATATTCACCATAAACAGAAGTATTACTACAAGTATTATCATCAATGTAGTTGAAGTTGTTTAGAGAAGCCTGTTCGATTGTATCATTATCATCTAGACCGTTATTACCTTGTCCTGGTCCTGGACTTCCAGTTTCATAACTATAATCATAACGTTTCGCTTTGAAAAACCAAACGTAATGACCACCAAGAGGATTAAATTGAAACTCATCAACAACTTCGGTTATTTCATATATTGTTGCGCCTCTTTTTGGATAGTTGATTCTGTCAGCACCAAATTCCGTCAACCTCATCAAATCCCCCATTTTTGGTTCAGAAGATAATCCATACACCGCTGTAAAGTGTTTTGGGTGTATAACTCCAGTTACATCACTATCTGCAACAATTCCAAATTTTGAAAGAAGATATGAATCATTATTTAAATTTAACATGACTACCATATCGTTTGGATTTCCAAAACCAGCACTAGGGTTTTCACCATAAAGATGATATGCACTACTTAAAGTTGTTTGGTTTGTGTAATATGTTACACCTTGTCCATATATACCAATTTGTTCATACCACCAACGATCAAAGTTTCTTCTTTCGTTGCCGTTAAGTCTTTTATCTAAAAATCTTAGCTTTTCCATTTTATTGTCCCATATATTTTAAAATATATGTATCTGGTCCGGTCTTGTATAAATAAACTCCCAATTGTTTAATTGCTTTTTTTGGTTCTTCATCAGTTGGATATAAACCAAATTTATTCATAATGTCTTTTGCTTCAAATGGTGTTAAGTTTTCATCTTTTTTGTTTTTATAACAACTGGTAACTTTGGGATGAAGGTGTTCTTTTTCAGTTTCTTTACGAGCAACAAAGTTAGCGTGTTTGCGATTTAATCCAGATCCTACCAATCTGTTTAAAGATTGATGATGGTGTGACCCTGTATTAGGACTAAGCAAATCCTTTTCTTGTTTATTCAAAGAGTAGTATGATTTAAAATCCATTACTAGTACTTACAAAGAAAAAACCCCGCGATTGCGGGGTTTTTAACTTTATTTTAATATTTTAATTAATTGTCAAACAATGTTTTTCCAACAGTTACTCCACCAACATTATCTTTTTTACTTTGAAGTTTTTTTACTGCTGGTTCTGTTGAATGTGATTTTAATTCTCCATCACAACCTTTTCCTGTTTGTGGTGTTTCGGCTGATTTACTTGTAACAGGAACTGCTCCCTTTACAACTTTGTTTGAATGACTGTTCAAACCTTTATTGAGTTTTTCAGAATCAACTAAAGCATGTCCTACGACTTCAGCATCTACTGCTTCTTCTTTAACTTCTTCAGTTTCTTCGATTTCTTCACCTTCTTCACCTTCTTCACCTTCTTCACCTTCTTCACCCAAATCTTCTGATTCTTCTTCGGAATTTTCGAGAACTCCCATCAAAGCTTCGTGAAGTTTTTCAGCTAATTCACGACTTAGTGTGAGTGTTACTTCTTCGCCTTCTGTTTCTTCTGTTTCATCATCAAATTCATCAAGACCATCATCATTTGTATTCATATCAAATGATGAATCTGGTTCCAAAGAATTGTCTTCAGTTGAGAAATTGAATGCTTCTTCTTCTTCTAAAATTTTATTAAAGAGAGCATCAAAAGGATTGGATGCTTCTCCTAATTTTTTAGCTTCTCCGTCTGATCCATTTGATGTTAATTCGGCTGGAGCTTCTTCAACATCATCCATTTCACTGTCAGCATTTTCGGTTGCTGATTTTGGCGAAACTTTTTTAACAAGATTATTTTTCTTGTCTCCGTAAGGAGCATCGCTTGGTTTAGTTGTTGTACCTTTTACTTCGCTTGAAGGAACACCTTCCTCAAGGATTTTTAAGTATGCGTTTGCTAATGGATCATTCATAGTTGTAATATTATTTATCTTGGTTTGTTCCCATTTCTATAAAATTATTTCTTTTTATAACCAGTTTTTTTCTTTACCCCTTTGACACATTTTTCAAATTTTTCTGGGTTTTCTTTTTTACCACCTGTTGATTTGTTACATATTGCCCAAGGATTTCCCTTTTCTTTAGTTTCTTTTGATTCTCTTTGGATACTTTCTGGTTTATCCATACTATCAATATCATTGATATCAAATTCTTCAGATTGAGCACCAGCTTCATACTCTGCTACTTGAGAAACACTTTGAATGTTATCATTTACAATTGCAATTTTTTCTAATTGCCAAGGTTCTAAATGTGCGCCAGACTCCAATGAGTCTAAAAGAGATTTTGCGTGTTTACAGATAGCATAAAGATTAGATTTTGCCATAGCCTCTTCTTCTCTTTCTGCTAAATGATCACACGAAAAAGGAGCTTCAGGGTTTTCTTCTGGCATACCCATTTCAATATCGTTGTCTTTTGATAAAATGCTTGAATATGCATTTTCTAGTAAAATTTGGTCTTTTGATCTCATTAATACTATTTATAGTATTCTATTAACATTTTTGCTTCTTTTTGAAGTTGTAACGTTTGCATCAATTCATAGTTTTCTTTATCAGCCACCCAAACAATATATGACTTTGGAACTTTGAATGGTGAATTTTTTTCAATTATATATTGATATAAATTTAATTGAAGGCTGTATTTTATGTATTCACAATGAGACAAATATTGGATTGGTTTTAAAAATGTTTCATCTCTTGGATTTCTTTTTTTAATTTCTTTATTAGTTTTATAATCAAAAATAACTAATTCTTTTGTTTTCTTATTATAAGAAAGGTTGTCGATAGTTCCGCAAATACCATTTTCTTCATCACCAACAACAAACTCAGATTTAATTAATACATGATCTTTTTTCCACCAATCATAAAAATTTAAAAAATTTTTTATTAAATGTGCTAACTCTTTATAGTATTTTTCGGTTGATTGGTTATCATAAAAACTTTGATTAGAATCAAAAAATAATTTTAAAGATTTTGAATCTATCGTGATTTGTTTTCTATTAAAATAATTTTCAACAAATAAATGAAATTCTGATCCCTTATGACATGAATAATTTTTTGCAAATTCCCATTCAGATAAAACTTGTTCTACTGATTTTTGATCTCTTGTCGCAACAAAACCTGCAATTTTTTCAGATTCAAAAGGTTTTTCAAAATTTTTCAATAAACCAGAAACAGATTCTTTTGCTGGTTTATTATTAATTGTATAAGTGTGATTTTTATCAAAGAACTTTATATGAGAAAAAGATTCTTCCAATAAAATTAAATCGTCAAACCCCAAATCCAATTTGTTTTTGATTTTCTTTTTTGGTATCTCCATAAAATTCAGTTTCTTTTTCAATATTATAAATTTCGCTTAATGTCATTGGTTTATTAATTTTTTCATCAATAGTCTTTTTAGAATATTTTAATTTTTTTGCTAATTTTTTTGCATCTTCTTCACTCAATGCTGTAAATTCATAATCCATTTGTAATCTTCCTTTTCTTTTCAATGCATCATCAACATCTTGTTTTGGACAATTATAAGTTACAATAACAGATGTTTTAAGAATATCGCTTAAAATTCCATCTGAAAGATTTAAAAGTGAAGATACTGCTGATGAATCCATGCCATCTCCAAGTCTTTTTAAAATTGCTTTTTCTGCATCTTCCAAAATAATAACAGAATTTGGTTTTTGGATGAGAGTGTGTAAACAATTAGGATCGGAAGTAAAATATTCGATCATTGTTGTTGGGATATAAATAAAGTCTCTTTTAACTTGCCCTGCCAAATATTTGATATAAGTTGTTTTTCCGGTACCTGGCAAACCATGAAACATGAATAAACCGTTGGGTTTTTCTTCCAATCTTTCTTTGATTTTTTTGTCAACATCAATAAAATTTTTTCCATAGTTTGATTCTAGATCAAGATTATCTGGAAGATTAATCGCAATAGGTTCAAAGTTGTAGTCACCATATTGATTTTTGATAAACAAGTGAACTTTAACTTCTTGAGCATCGTTAAGAGCAAACTGAGCAAAATCTTTTAGTGGGTATTCTTTCAAGTTTGCTGGTCCTATAATAGATAGTGTAAAAGTTTTAGTGTCTTTCTTTTTATCTTTAATTTGAATGCGTGAAAGAAATTCTAAATCATCGTCAAAAAATTCACTGTTGAAATTTTTAATATTTAATTTAACAAAAATGTCTTTGTATTTAAAAAGAAAAAACCCTCCGTGTGTTTTTTCGATTTCTCCAACTAAGATGCTTTCTAATTTGCCTGTATTGTAAAAATTAATAAGTTGACCATGCTCAAACAAATAATCTAACACACCAGAACTAAAAACAGTTTCGAGATTATAAAAACAAGGAGCATAACCATAATGATTTGTAATAAATGTTTTAAGGGGAAACTCGTTACCCATTTCAGGTTTATAAAATTCTTTATCTTTGGGTATTGAAAAGACACTTTTTACTTTTAAAGAAATCATGCAAGTAGTTTAGCAGTTTTGAAGATAAAAGCAAACAAATAAATTGACTTTCCCTCAAAAAAGCTCATAATTCAACTCATGAAATATATTTTTGCGTTACTATTAATCTTAGTATATTTGATTTTTGGGCCTATTTTGTTTATGTGGAGTTTAAATACACTGTTCAATATGAACATGTTATACACATTTAATAATTGGCTCGCAACTTATATTTTTTTAGTAATATTGAATATAGCCATTAACCCACATACGAAAATCGTCCAAATCCATAGCGATAAGTATAAAGATGAAAAAGCTGACCAAAAGACAATTGACTCAAATTCATAATAGATGTTTAAATTTGATCAGAAGAAAACCTCCAACTTTTTTTATTTTTAAAAAAATGAGAGGGTTTGATGGTTCTTGTAATTGGACAGATATTGAAATAGATCCAAGAACAAATTTAATATCAACTGCTTATCATGAATGTGTTCATTATTTGTATCCAGATTGGTGCGAAACCCAAGTTTTATATACTGAATCTAGATTAATGAATACTTTGTCTGTTTTAGATATAACAAAATTTTTAAAATATTTAGCTATCAAAATATATCAAGGAGAGTTAAAAAAACTTGCAAAACGAAAAAAGAAAAAGAAAAAAATTTACAAAAAGATTAAAAAATGATATATTGATTATTGTAAAAATTATCTAATTAAAAATATGGAAAAAATTATTTCGGATTCGTTTGTTAAAAAATATTCTAACAAAAAAACTAATTGGGGTTTCAATGGACTTGGTTATATTGTTTATAAAAGAACATATGCTCGTTTAAAAGACGATGGACAAAAAGAAGAGTGGCATGAAACAATTCAACGTTGTATCAACGGAGCACAAAAACTAGGTGCAGATTATACACAAGAAGAAGCCGAAAGACTGTTTGATCATATTTTCAACTTGCGTTGCAACTATGCAGGAAGAATGCTTTGGCAATTAGGAACAAACACAGTTGAGCGTTTTGGAGCAAATTCTTTATTGAATTGTTGGAATGTGTCTATGAATGAACCAAAAGCATTTTTGTTTTTATTTGAAAATTTAATGCTTGGTGGTGGTGTCGGATTTTCTATTCGTAGAGAAGATATTCACGAACTTCCTAAAATTAAAAAAGGTGTAACGATTACACATGAATGTACAAAAGATGCAAAGTTTATTATTCCAGATAGTCGTGAAGGCTGGATCGAACTTTTAGATCGAGTTCTTCATGCATTTTATGTAACAGGAAAATCTTTTAATTATTCTACAATCCTTATTCGTGGTGCAGGTGAAAAGATTCAAGGTTTCGGTGGACAAGCAAGCGGAGCAGGAATATTAATCGAAGGTATTGACAAAATTGCAAAAATCTTTCAAACAAGAGAAGGCAAAAAGCTTCGTTCTATCGATGTATTAGATATTTGTAATATTATTGGAAGTATTGTTGTTTCTGGTAATGTTCGTCGCTCTGCCCAAATTGCTATAGGAGATCCTGATGATTATCTCTTTTTACGCGCCAAAAATTGGTCATTGGGAAATATTCCTAACTGGAGAGCAATGTCTAACAACACGATTTATGCTGATGACTTTTCCCACATCTCAAACGAGATCTGGCAAAATGGTTATACAACAGATAAAGAAACTGGTTTTGCAAAAGGCGAACCTTATGGTTTCTTTAACCTTCCTCTTTCTCAAAAATATGGAAGAATTAAAGATGGTCCAATGAAGGATTCTAGTCTTTATCCAACCGATGAAGACAATGTAGTTGGTACAAACCCATGTGGTGAAATTAGTCTTGCCTCTTATGAGTGTTGCAATCTCTCAGAACTTTATTTGAATAATATTTCAAACAAAGAAGAATTGGTTGATTGTGCCAGATTGCTTTATAAAACACAAAAAGCAATCGCTGCACTTCCATTCATTCACGATGAAACAAATAAAATTGTTCACAAGAACATGCGTCTTGGTTTGGGAGTAACTGGTGTTTGTCAAGCATTAGATAAAGTCGATTGGCTTGACGATTGTTATAAAGAATTGAGAAAATTTGATAAAGAGTGGAGTAAACAAAAAGGATGGCCTCGTAGTATTAAACTTACAACAATTAAGCCTAGTGGAACATTAAGTCTTCTTGGTGGTGCTACACCAGGAATCCACCCCGCTTATTCAAAATATTATACTCGTCGTGTTCGTATGGCAAGTAATGATCCATTAGTTCAATATTGCAGAGATATGGGATATCATACCGAATATGTCATCAATTTTGATGGCTCAGAAAATCATGATACCGTTGTTATTGAGTTTCCGTGCGAAACACCAGATGGTGCAATTTTTGCAGCAGATATGGGAGTTATCAAACAACTGGAAACAGTTAAAAAACTTCAAACTATTTGGTCAGATAATGCAGTTAGTGTTACCGCATATTACTCGGAAGAAGAACTTCCAGAGCTTAAAAAATGGTTAGAAGAAAATTATCAAAATTCAATTAAATCTGTAAGCTTTTTGTTGAGACAAAATCACGGATTCAAACAAGCACCATACGAAGAAATTAATGGTGAAACATACGAAAAAAATAAAGCTAAAGTTAAACCAATTCAAACAATGAAATCTTCTGATATGGGAGAAGATGCTATTCAAGGTTTGGAATGTGAAGGCGGTGCATGTCCAATCAAATAATATGAAAGTATTAATACTTGGAAAGGGATATATTGGAAATTATTTAGCAAAAGCTAATGAAAAACATAACATAGTTCATATTAGTAAATCTGATTTGAATTATGAAGATCCTGATACATTTGTAAAATTTTTACATAGAGAATCAGACTATCCAAAAGCAAATTTTGATTGGATTATAAATTGTTCTGGTTATACTGGTAGACCCAATGTTGAAGCATGTGAAACCGATAAAGAAAATTGTTACCATTATAACGTAACAGTACCTTTATATATCACTAAAGTCGCCAACCGTCTCAGAATTCCAATTATTCATATTGGATCTGGTTGTATTTATGATGGGTATTCACAACAATACACAGAAGACGATCTCCCAAATTTTGGAGCAGATAGTAATCAAAGTTCTTTTTATTCAAAAACAAAAGATGCTTTTGAAAAGTTGAGCGAACATTTGGAAAGATATATTTTCAGAATTCGTATACCGTTTAATGGCGTTCCTGAATCTAAAAATTATCTTTGGAAATTATTAAATTATGACAATTTAATCAGCCAACAAAATTCTATTACTAATGTTGATGATCTTGTAAATTTTGTTTACAAGTTCATTGAAAAAAATAGACCTTTAGGAGTTTATAATGTTACCAATAAAGGTAGTATTGAAGCCAAAGAAGTTGTTGAAATTTTAAAGTCTTATGGATTCGAAAATCCAAAGTGGAATTTTGTTTCTATTCCTGATGCCAAATTTAAAGTTGGTAGAAGTAATTGTATTTTAAATACGGATAAAATTGAAAGTATTGGATTAGGACTTCTAACTGTCAAAGAAAGTATAGAGAAAGCAGTCAAAGAATATTCTATGGCTGAACCAATCGATTATAGATTGGCAAAAGAGGCATACGAACTTTAATCAAGTTGATGGCACTTAACGCCATAAAAACTAAAAATTTCCACAGCCTTGTAATCTCTGCTGTACATTTCATTAAAGAACACTTCTTTAATTCCATGAGCCACAATGTTAATAGCGCAATTGGAACAAGGTAGCAAAGTACAAGCTATTAACTTCCCTTCGCCTTGACGAATTCTTGCCAAACAATTTGTTTCAGCATGAATCATATAAGGTCTACGCTCGTCTCTATCTTTCCAAAAGCTATTGTGAACGTTTACACCACTGGCTAAACCATTATAAGCAACAGCTAAAACTTCGTTGTTATGTCCCAGAACACAAGCACCCACTTTTTTATGGGGATCTTCGGATCTGAGCATAGCAACCTTTGCAAGTTCCATTGCATGTTTTGGCCAAGATGATCTCATGATTTAGAATTCAAAAACAATTCCCATTCTTGGATGTTATATTTGTTTGTAAGATAAAAAGAAACTGGAAGTTCTTTCGGAACATACGGTTGACGAATTAATTTCAGTCCAGCTTCTTCTGGTGTTCTATCTGCTTTTTTAGCATTTACTTTTTTATGTGCTAAAACGCAGTTAGTCCAATCAGTAGCACCGCCCCTGCTTTTTGGAATTACATGATCTATATTTCCTTCGTTTGGATTTATTTTTTTACCAGTATATTGACAAATCCCCTGATCTCTAATCCAAATACCCTTACGAGTTATTTTAGGACGTTTTTTAGGAACTTTATCATATCTGCACAAAATAATAATTTTAGGAATTTTTACATTACCCTGAATCGTTTTTACAAAATGATCGTCTTCGGAACATGATAAATCGACCCATTGTTTCCAAGTTAAAGGAACCATATCGTCCTTTCCACGAATATCTAATCCAGTAGCAGTATTCGAATACATCATGGATAATGCATCGGCTGGTGTACTGATATTAATAGCTTGCCAATTTTTGTTTAAAACCAATACAATGTCTTTATTTAAACTGCTCATAATTATGTTTAAAATTTTCAGATAATTTGGTTTTTAAAAAGCTTAAAAGCTGGTCAAAATCTTCATCATCCAAATGTAATTCTAACTTACATCCATCATACTTTGACCCATAATTAAAGTCAATATTAATCTCTATCGGAGGTTGTTCGTTTAATATTTTTCCACTAAAATCAGAGTAATATACAGCATCTTCTAATTCCGATGGTTTAAGTATTTTTTTCATAAGAATACTTATAAAGACTTAGTATGTGGTCTGGAATATTAAAGTACTCTTCTTTTTTCAAAAACTTTTTTGGCATTTTATTAATAATAAAAGCTTTTTCATAGGGTCTATTTGGCCATACTTTTTTCTTATAAGAAACACCATAACCATACAAATAAGCATTAGCTTTTTGGATATACAAATCTATGTTAAAATTAAGTTTATATTTTTTAATTTTTTTGACAGTTCTTTTTTCACAATCTAATTCAAGAAGAATTGTGTTTTGAAATGCTTCAGTAACTTTACTCAAATTAAACTTTTTACGTTTTTCGCTAATCCAATCCTCAACAACATACAATCCCAAATCATCTGGAACCCAAACAGAAGATTTTTCAATAAACTGATCTAAATGACACGACTCATGAATTAAGATATCCAACCAATCTTGGACTGTTTTCTTTTTTGTGGCAACGACTAAACTTTTTTCATCAAAAAAACCACTACATGGAATGTTGTTAGTATCCACTTGTTCTGCATATTCCAAACGAAAGTTTATTTTATTTTCAATACATTTTTTAGAAACATCTGCAATTAGTTTTGTAATTTTTGTATTCATAGTATCCACCATTCGGGAATGTTATTTAATTTTTCCCATTTGGCAAAGTTTTTCTTTTCATGGATATAATATTGTCTATAAGAATAGACAGCATCGTGTGATTTATATTGATCAGGCATTGCTTGAGCAAACGGAGTAACTTGTTCGCCTTCGATCATATGTTGCATATCAGCTAAATGTTTAAGACCAGCTTCACAGCTATGAATCTTAGAATATCTTCTGGTATATTCCTCACACAAAGCCAAAGCATGTGTCATTGCCCACATAAAATTGATTCTGCTATCGCCACACCAACGAGTGCAAGGATGATTGTGATAACCACCCTTTAATGGTGTTCCTTTGGATGTCAAAGGCATTTGGGCAGGTGTAGCACCATGACGAATAACAGCAGAACCTAATTGCTGATATAACTCAACACACATTTTAGGTATGTGTTTATCACAGTGATATCTTGCTGCGGTAGCAGGATGCTCGTCTAAAATAAAAATATTCATTAAACTCCAGTAGAACCAAATCCACCACTTCCTCTTTGTGTTTCATTTAAATCTTTAATTTGAAAAACTTCATTAAAAACAAAATCATAATGTTTTTCAAAAATAATTTGTGCTATTTTATCTCCAATATTAAAAATAAAATCATTAAAGCTATCAGAGTTATAAAGTATTACTCCAACTTCTCCACGATAATCTGAATCAATAACGCCAGCCATTACATCAATTCCATGTTTAAAAGCCAATCCAGATCTTGGAGCAATTCTTCCATAATATCCAGAAGGAATTGCTAGAGCTATTCCAGTTGGTATTAATCGTCTTTCTTTAGGTTTTATTACACCAGTTTCAATAGAATAAAGATCATATCCTGCTGCATTTACAGAACCTTTTTTAGGAAGTAGTGCATGAGATGAAAGAGTTACTATTTTCATTTCTTTATCCTATCAGTAACTGTCAAAATTGTCAATAAAAATTGGAGTATTTTCTCCCACATATGCACCCAAAACATTATATTCAAAATATTCTATAGCTTCTTCATAGCTCATATTTTTTGTTAAAATTTTGATACACTTGTTTTTATCATAAACTGAAAAAAAAGTATTAAATTGTTGACCTATACCTAAAAATGCGTTTTCAAAACCATCTGCCAATAATATTTGAGCTTCTGGATAGTTTTCTTTAATGTGTGCTATAATTTTTATTTTTTTCATAAATTTTGATGCATTAGTTTGATTAGTTGTTCGTTAGTTAAACTTTTACCATCCAATAAATTAAAAATCATTCCCGTCTTATTACTTTGATTTTCTCCATATGATGACATTATTTGTTGAGCTTGTTCTTTTCTTGTGGGATAATGTTTAATAATATCAACAAAAAATCCCATTCCTTTGATAGCTTTTTTTACTTTTTTTCCACATTCTACCATTTTTGAGATATCCCCTGTCATTTGTTCAGCAAGCTCCCAATCAAAATTAGTTTTAATAATATTGTAAAATTTTTTGTATGATGGAAGACCTTCATTCACATAAAATTCAATTAAATTTGATTCAGAATTTAATTTGGATTTAATTTTATGAATCCAACAATACCAATCAGATTTAATTTTAATTCTATTTTGATTGTTGTTATATGATATAACAATTCCTTCTTTGCCCTTCCATTCTTTAACTGTTTTAACGGTTTCTTCAAGACTATCAAAAGAGTAAACTTCAGGCATTGGAATTTTTAATTCTTGAGAAATGTTTTCAACCTTTTTTAAAGGCAACGGTTTTAAAGTTGTTTTATCGATTGCACCAAGCAAGTAAAATTGAACCATTGGTGTTCTAATAACGATAACATTGTTTGGTGTAATAATTTCTAAAAGTAAAGATAAATGATTGTTTTGCTCTAAGAAAGAAATAATATTTGGATGATAATCTTTTAAAAGTTCAAAATCAGAAAAATTGTTTTGTTTTATATACGAAGCTGTTCCGCGAGTTCGCATATTAAATTTTCCATTAACATAGTCTGCAATCAACAATGAACCATCAAGTTTTTCTTGTATGTTCCAATCATCATATTTGTTTGGATCAGGATAACAATCTGGTTTTTCACCACAATTAAAAAATTTCGGCCAACCACTCGAAAGAACTTCTGATGTCTCTTTGCTTATAATTAAAGATCGGTAATGTAAATTGGTTTTATTCCATTTCGCATCAATTGCAGGAATAATCAAATATGAAGGTATACCACAAAAGTTATGTTCGTATATACCAAACCCATCTTCAACAGAAGGTTTATCACAGATAAGAGTCATAGTGCCTTACATTATACAATGTAATATCAAAAATAGTAAAATTACATATAACCAAATTAAATCGAATTTGAGGGTTATGATCTCTTTTATAAAGGTCTAAATTTAATAAAAACTCAAAAAAAGTAATACCATCTTTAAAATTTCTAACTTTATAAAAAAGACCAAAATCTAAAGCATATTCCGTAGTTAAATTAAATCCGTAAATCATGTTATTGTTCCCATAAGAATACCACATTAGGAAATTCTTGCAAGTTTTTTTCTAATCCATTTTTAATAATTTTTTCCCAAATATGATATTTGTTTGCTAAACCACCACCTAGTTGAGAAATATAAAAAGTTTTAAATGGCTCTTCTTTAATTTTTTCTCTTAGGTTTACAAGCTCATCAAAAAATATACCAGCATACTCTTTGGGTTGATAGAAAGATTCATCTTCATTATCAGGATATTTTTTTGTAATAAAACCATATGATTGTTGGTGATCTCTCAATATTGCTGCACCACAATAACCTTGATGAATTGTATTATCACCAAATACAAAAATGGCCTTTGGGTTAGAATCCAAAAAGTCTTCCGTCATTATAAAATTTTCATATCTAGCCATGATATTATGTCCAAAAATAATCTCTTTTTTTAATGAGTTCTGTTAATATTTCTGTGTCAGTTTTATCAATAAGAGCTTCAAGTCTATTAACTTCAGCATAAACCTCTTCATATGATTTTCCATAGCGTTCTTCACAAGTTTTCATAGTGCGAGTAACAACGCCATTTTTATCAGTTTTTTCTTCTCCAAACCAATCAGAAAAATTATCTGTTTTTGGATATGCAGCATCTTTTTGTTTTTCGAATTCTTGGCGTTCCACAGTGATGTATTTGTAAGATGCTTCCAACCATTCAGCAAATTTTTTGTGGTGTTCATCAGCGTCCCAATCAACAATTCCCTTTGAGTATTCATCTTCGTAAAAGGATTTAATGATTTCAAAATTAATCTCAACAATCAGACCACTAAGATCCCACCATTGACGAGGAATAGCTTTACGAAGTCTAGAGTGATGTGGTTTAAAAATGGTTTTGATTTTGTCGTAATAAAATCTTTGCCAACCATAAGGAACAATATCCCAAATATCCCAGACGCCAAATTTGTTATTTGTCCAAGAACGGATATGAAAATTTAATTTTTGCCAAGTATTAAGTTTGGCTTCTTTAAGATAATCTTCACTAAGTTTATGATCTCTTGCTATAATTTTTTCTATGCTCATATTATTCAAAATCCTCCAATTTAAAAAATTCTCTCCTCGATTTCATTTTTTCCACAATTTCCTGTGGAACATCATGAATGTTTTTGTATTCTGTGGTCAAATGTTCAATAATGACATGATAGCCGTGATGTCTTGCCATTTCAATATACGGTTTAACTTCCCATTGCATTGTCATGGTATTGGAAATAATAACAGCTTCACCGAGAAGCATAGCTCTTTCGGTTGCTTTCTGACACCAATTGTGACATTCTTTTAATTTTCTAGGATTAAATGCGTAATCACCATTACGATCAATCATAAGCATATCTGCTTCGTAATGATGCTTAATGTCCTTTTCGCGCATCAATTCTTTAGCGCGAGTAGTTTTACCAGCACCAGACGGTCCTGTTATGAGATATAAAACTTTTCTTTTCATCTAGGCAAGAGTAGCATAAGATTGCCACCTTGTCCAGAAGAACTTTGTTCATATTTTCCGTTATACCAATCACGATCTATTTGCTCATAAGCAACAATAAATTTTGGGTCTTTGATATCATCAAAGCCATCTTCATAGCCATCCACAACAACTTTCATTTCTTGATTACTGATTTGTTGTAATCGATTTATTAATTCTTTAACAGTCATGATAATACTTAACTGTTAAGCTATTCCACCATAATTTGATAAATTACTAACCCTACTTGATAGTTTATTATAAACTGATTTTTGGATTGGTATTTTTTTGGTTATTAAACGCCCATCAATAATAACCCCGTAGTCTTTTTCTGTATCTAAATTCCAACATTCTAAGGGTGTATTCATGTGAATACATTCAGGATCTTTGATTGTTGTGTGACCAACAATTTGTTTACCAGTTTCTAAAATAGGATGGAATTCTGCTCTCCAATCGTGCCATATAACACCACCTACTGGATGGCTTCCTCCGCGATGATAACCAGCAGCGGAAATGATCTCGTTATGATTATATTCTAAATTTCTAAAATTTTTCCAAACATCAGGGAGAAGTTCGTTTACAAAACGATCCATAGTATAACCATAAGGAAAAAACTTAATTGAAATTCCCGCATGAGATAAAGTCCATCCTTGTGTTTGATGTGCAAATTTAAAATGTGTAAAAAAGAAATCATCTTTTAAACCATGATCAAAAAACACACGACGAAATTTTCTGGCTTTAGAAATTGTAAAACCAGAACAATAATATTTTAAAGTTTTTGAAATTGGATTAGGTGAAAAATTTTTATTTTCGTAAATATAACTTAAATCGTGATTTCCAATTAAAAAAACAAATTTATCTTTGTTAGGATGTTCCAAAACAAGATATTTTAAGTATTCGCAAGTTTGTTCAAAACCAGCAACTTTCGGTGGCTCATAAAAAGAATCAACCCAATCACCGAGAAAAACTACTTCATCGTAGTCTTTTTCAGCGTCTAAAATTGATTTGACCGATTCGATCCTTTGGTGGACATCTGGTATAACTAAAGTTTTCATTTTATTCTGTATGTTCTAAAAAAATCTTTAAGAGGATCTTTTTTGTTTGATTTTGTAGCCCTATGCCAACAAAAGCAAATTGGACATTTATATGATCTTGTATTTTTTTCAAACGCAGTTTTCTTTGAAAGAAATCTTTTTTTTGTCGAGCAAATAAAAATGTCTCTTTCTGTAAAGGTTAACTTGTTTTTTATTTTAGATATATTAATCATAATGGATCAGATTTTTTTATATCAAAAGTAGCATTTTGGTATATTCTAATCTGATCCGATCTAAAATGCAAGATATTTCCACCATTTTCCATTACAACGGTCCAAATATCATTTTCAAAAGTTCCACCGTTAGCTACATATATAGCATAAGCACCACCCATAGGGGTAACAACTGGTATTGGGTTTTTAAATTCTAACATCATTGTTAACTAGTTACGTTAAAAGCGTTACAAAGCAAATCTAATGTTGAAACATTTATTGGTGTAGATATTTGAGAAACTTCCTCATATGCAGATGATCCATAATCACCATACGGATCATCGCTTGATGCATAATTTGAAACTACTGGTTTTTGTTCTTGTGGTTCTGAATCTTTACCAACCTTATCTAAAATTAAAGAAAGTAATTGATGGTAAACGAAATCAGAGTTAGCAACGGTTAAAAAATCTTGAATGTCCTTTTTTGTAAATTTTCCTTTTAATGCTTGAAACGGATCTTGATACTGACCCCAAATATAGATTGGAAGGTATCTATATGTAATCGATGCACAATCTTTAATAACATGATAAGCAGCTTGATTAATAATAGTTACACCAGTATCTGGTTTTAAACTAGCTTTTTTTGCTGCTGTGTAAAGCTTGGCTTCTTTAACTGTACTGTTTTGAAGAAGAATTTCTATAAATTTCATAGAAGTTGCCACATTTTAATTGCGTTTCCAATTTTAATAAAAATGTTTCCAATGAAAAGCTGAACCCTCCAAATGGTTTTTAGATATGCTCTTCGGAGTAAATGGATAAATTTTCCCAAAGGACTTTTATAAAATTCTGCCGACTTACGCATTTTTTCATTATATTCCAAATCAAAAGATTTTTTATCATCGTTTTTTTCTTCTCGAAATTCGTTTAACTTAACTTTCCAAAGTTTATTTTCTAAAAAGACCAAACCAAATTCAACCCAATAATCATGGTTTTCTTTGGAAAAAAACTCATAAACATTAATGGTGTTTGTTCCGATATTGTCAATTAAAAGCTCTTGCGAAGATACTTCTTCCATGTGACCGAGACGATCCATAATAGATTTTCCTTTTTGGTCGCCCTCGACAAAAATGTATTCAATATCGTGTTTGAAAAGACGATAAGAATTTTTATGTTTTTTTAGATAAAAGTGACCAGTAAATGTTTGACCCAAATCTTTTGTTTGATATTGAGCGTCTTGAATTTCTT